AAGCCGCAGCCGAGAAAGCCGCAGCGCACATTTGGGAACTGTCAGAACGGGAAAGGCATATTGTTGCAAAACTAGGTGAATAAAACGAGGAAAGGCGGACAGCATGGCAACGAGGCACAAGCGGCGGAAGTTTTCCGGCTGCGTCTGCGAGCAGATCGTATATACGGTATCGAGCGGCGCGGGCTTGAGGACCAGCAAGCCGAAAAAGCCGCGCTTTCAGACGGAGTCGGAACGAGAAGAATTTAATCAAAAGATCTCCGCGGCGAAGTTTGCCGCGCTCGTCAATGCAAACTTCGGACCGACAAGCTTTTACTCTACCCTCACGCTAGATGCAGACAATGAGGTACATACCGCGCAGGAGATGCGCAGAATCCGGGATAATTATTACCGGCGACTGCTCTACCGCTATCCAGAGGCAAAGCTTGTGATTGTATACGGGCGGGGCAAGTCGACAAACCGTTTTCACCTGCACATGATCACAGACGGCATTCCGGTCGATGAGATCGGAAGGCTATGGGGACTCGGCAGCGTGATTGACTGCAAACCGCTGAGAAAGCACAACTATTATGTAAACCAGAACGGCGACAAGGTTGACCATGGGCAGGACTACACGGCGCTGGCGAATTACCTGCACGGACACTGGCGCAAGGAGTTCGGAGGGCATCGCTGGAAAGCAAGCCGGAACTGCGTTCGTCCAGAGCCGGAACCGGCGACCGAGGCAGTGCGGGAGTACAGCCCGCAGCGCCCGCCGGTTGCGCCGCGCGGGTACATTCTCGTCGAGGCGAGAGCCACACAATATGGGTTCCTATATTTTAAATATGTATGGGACCCAAAAAAAGAAGTACGCAAGCGACCGGGAGCCGCTTAATTTAGCCCTTGTAAATGTGTAGGGTTTTAGAACGAAACACGGAAGGAGTTGAGCAAGTGTCAAAACCTCGTTTCTGGTGGTACGGGAATGTCTGCCGCACCATCGGCGCATTCCCGAAACTGGACCAACAGGTTCGGGACATGAGCCGCCAAAAGACAACGCCGGGCTATTCTTCGCAGCCAGGCGGGCGCTCTTCCGGCCGCGCCGTTGAGGACATCGCCGTGCGCGTACTGTCCTCTCAGGAGTACCGGGAGTATGAGGCAGTGAGCCGAGCTATCACGACAGCGCGGACGTGGAGGGACGGAGACATGGTGCTCGCTGTTGTCGGCGCGCATTCATGGGGCGAACATCTACGCTTCGACGAGGTCGGGCGGAAATTATACATCAGCACATCGACGGCAAAACGCATGCACAACAGGTTCGTCTACGAAGTAGCACGGAACATCGGCTATGCGAAATGTAGCTAACTCAGCCAAAAAAATGTGCTAGAGTAGTAGCGTGGAGAATCGGAGGGAAACACATGCAGCCATGGGCAGCAGGCTTTTATGCATCCACGCGCTGGAAGAAATGCCGCGCCGGATATATCAAGTTCCGCAGGACGATTGATGGCGGGCTTTGTGAGGAGTGCAAAGACAAGCCGGGATACATCGTCCACCACAAACAGGCGCTCACACAGGACAACATCACGGACCCAGAGGTCAGCCTGTCCTACGCAAACCTTGAGTATGTCTGCAAGGATTGCCACGATAAGTTTGACGGTCACGGCGTTGCAAAATCGCTGACGCAAAAAATATTTTTCGACGCCAACGGTGACCCGATCCCCCCCGTCGCGCGAGACTGAGCCGGCAGCGGAATCACAGATCGGAAGAGCGGTTCA